GCAAGACCCTCAGAGAAAGCACAGAATTGCACGAAAGAATGATGAAATAATGAAAGCAGTCCAAATGAGGCCAAGGCTCCCATTGGCTGCCCGCGAGTGTACCGTACCTCAGAAACTTTAGGAGTTTCCGTAAAGTACTTCGGCATGAACGAAACAGTGAAGACTCGATCAGTCATTACCGTCAGTATGGCAGACACGTAATCTTTAACAGAGAGACCCTCCGGACGCTCTTCGCTAACGAAGAGCTCCTCCATTAGAATCCGGTAAAGTTGAACCGGGATACTATCAGTCGCCGCTGAGATGTCGATCGACATCCAGTGTAGCAGACCCTCACCCTTAGCAGCCATCTTACGGAGGTCGTCGATGAGACGATCCTGTGAGAAGGTGCCATCCTGAGGTATTTTACTCAGGAGGTCCATAAGGAACTTATGGAGAGGTTGAAGCGCCCACTGTGAGAAGTAATCTAGAATAGCAATCGCCCGCACCTTACCTCCACTCTCAGGAAGAAGATGGACTCTTGAAAGAGTCCACTTCTTCTCCGGTCGAGGATCAACATGCTCGGGGACAGCGCAACGTGCGCAAGTATCCACCAACCCAAGAAATTCCTTCTTAGGCTGGGAAGCATGATGACCAAACAAGGAGGACAAAGCTCGCCACAACGGCGTCTTAGCCTTCCTTTCCCGTACTAATAGTGCGGCATCGATCGAAGCAGTCTCAAGGGCTGGAGAGCCATTGGGACCTGCCGAGACAGAGAAGTAGGAGTCAGAGTAGTCTGATTTACCAGTAGGTAGAGGGAATGGGCCGCCTAGCCCGGGCACGAAAGTGTCTCGTACAAAGGCCCGATAGCTATCCAGAGTGCTCTTAACAGAGGGAGTAATAACTAATGCAGGAGTAAGGATGGTCGATACTGCCTTCGCAGCTTTCCAAGGAACTTGGAAAGCCTTGTAGACGTAACAAAGTGATACCCAAAGTCGTATGACATGAGGGGCACGGGATTTTATACCCATCCGTACGGAAACTGGCAGCCATGCCGGTAATCCGCACCGAGTCACTTTGACTCCGACCTTGAAATGCCAGGCATTTTGAACAGGAGTCCCAGCAAGGTATTGCGATATAACGAGATAAGAAGTCTTGAGGAACAGAACTAGTCCCAAGGCACCGCCATGTTTGTAAATATTGACGAGCTTAGGCATAAACGCCAAGTATGATTGATACCATCCAAGCTGATTTCTTCGGTATCCACTCCACAAACACAGAGTGGATAGCCATCGCAGCATTATCCTTCCAAGATTTCTCTCGGTCGGCACGAACAGTCCAAGATCTGAAATAGCTGAAGAGAAAAGTTTACGTATACGTGAGCTCATGCTCTTCCCGGACCATCCTTTTACGGCGTAAGAGGGGGGGGAAGTTTTACCTCCTGGTTTGGAAGCAGTTATATCAGAGTCTAATGGCTTGGAGTCTCCAGGCCGGGCTAGCACAGTTAGAGTTACATCCTCGTTACTCAATGTAACGTGAGTGAGGCGAAGGTATTCCTTAGGGGATATGTAAAGAACCTCCGTGGCATCGTTGATGTCAACAATGCAGTAAAATCCAGCCGCCACCCGAGCCCAGTCCACCCTCCAGATTAGAGGGTGGTCAACCTTTGGTTGGAATAGAGTGCAAGATGTATGAAAACTACGCATGTGTTTGAGAAGTAATGAAGTGTCTTTTCTCTAGAATTTCTTAGCTTGAACCTTCCCTATCCCCCGAGGGGGTGGGTCAGTCCAGTGGTACCGCCGCGTAAGTCACAACTTTTCAGTGAAGACAATTCACATCCCGCGTTGCAAGATCCTCCATCAATCATGGACAAGGGTAGAAATATAGTGGAAGACGCTGGCTTAGGTCATTGTAGACAAAATAGTCATGGGATAGAGCCCTGGATTGTTACTTGTTAACCAAGTACCAGGACCTTTACTCTTTAACCCGACGTACCCGGTTTAGCCGGAGACGCCGCTCCACGAGATCACCCTAGGTGACAGACTGCAAGCAGTCGTCATATTACCCGGAATCATTATCTGAAACCTTGTGCCTATTTAGACCTATGTTACAACTTAGTCTAACCAGTCACCCTCACTACCCGACCATGTTGTGCTAGGAGTCCGTACCAACCCATGTTTCGAGGACAGGCCCTGGGAAAGCCTGGAGAGAGATTACAATCCAAATCATAACCACCCCCTGAAGCAGCTGCCCTCAGCTA